CCTTGGGCTCTCCCCGATCATGCCTAATCGCATGATTCTTGTCAACTAACTAAGGAGGTTTTACAGGAACGATGTTTACTCTAACCATCGGACCTAGTGAGGAATTAACAAACGTAAATTGTTTATACGTCTGGCTTGAGGGTGTCTATGACATCTTTCACCCCAGTCCTCACAGGAACATCCTTAGGCAATCTGCCTTTCCTCTGTTGTTTAAAGAGGGGTTTGTTGGCTCAACTTTAGAGACTGTTTCCGTTACTCAGTTTAAAGGTTCTAAACCCAAAAACTGGGCATGGAGCTTTGACTCTGATGCACGCCAAAACGCAGGCGTGGGTCTAGTTAAAGCCGCTCGCGACCTTGCAGGTTATATAGCCGATGATTCATCAGCTCATATGAAGCGTTATAACAACGTTTCACATTATAATCTGTCAGGTACCGGCACCGTATCCCGGTACAACATGGCCGGGAAACCATTTAATTGGATTGACGGTGCAGTGGTAGACGAACAGGGCGCTGTGGAACCAACGCATCCTTTGTACAGTGGACCGATTTTCTGGTACCACTGGGGCAAAGGCTCCGCATGGTATATGTGGAGGCGTTTCCAGAAGCAGTGCTTTCGCACGAACGGTACAGAGTTTCCTTTTGTCCCCTATTCGGGGGTGAGAGGTCACAATTGGGGCGACTTATTTACGCCGCACCAGTTGCTCGTTAACACGAGACTCGGAATAGAACGTCCTGACTTGCCTGATCTTCAGGTACAGCAGGCGACTTATTCTACCGTTTACTATGACGACTGGATTCAGTATACTCCTCAGAAATCCCTAGTTTTGGGATGGACGTCCGAGTACGGTTCTTGGAACACATCGGCGACGATTGGTTCTAAGGACATCTACACCGTGACGATCTCTGATTTTGAGGTCACCACAGTAGGTTCTGAAACAGTAGTAGTGAATGCCACGATTGTAAAACGTGGTGTTCATTATTCTTTAGTCAAGCCTGCAGACAAGCCTCGTTATTGGCAAAAATTGCCTGATACCGAAGAAGTCTTTAGCAGGGACTTGAATGCCTATCGAGGGATACACCCAGATAATACGGGTAGTCTCGACGAACTCAGTGATGCAATGGGTCAAACCATTGACCTCGCTCGAGGAAAATACGATAGGATCTTGAGGACGGTTATACCGTACTCCACATTCGAGTGTGAGATCAAAGCACTAGATAGTGCGAATGAAATCACATCTAACATGATTGAGTTTAGTCAAGGATTGGGGCAGTTAATGCCTCCGTTCAAAGCTTTACTCACTCTAGTCAAGGGAGGTCCGATTGAGCGTACTAAAGCGCTTGCAGATATTCACTTGTATGTGAAGTTCGGACTCTTACCAGCGGCAAAGGACTTCAGAATGCTTAAAGACTTCTTAAAGAGTCATGAAGCACCTGCGTCGCTTAATTCGGTAGATGAAAATGATAGGTTGTACGGTCAAATCGACCGTATTTATCAGGTGGGACAGTATGAGGTCGCCTCAAAAGAGCGCGTAATCATTGCTGTGACACCCCACAAGCGAGAGCTTGTGCGTCTTCATTTTGCGTTGAATTCCGTAGGACTAGCCATCAATGGTAGCAACGTCTGGGATTTACTCCCTTGGTCGTTCGCCATTGATTGGGTTTTGCCCATTGGTAATGTCATTGCGGGTTTAGATCATCTGGTTAACACCAGATTAGTTGATCTAAACTACCGAATCAGTTCTTGGCACCTTTCTCATACTGTTAATCTGGATGAACTTTTCCCAGATCTAAACATCTCTGGCGAAATTTCTTTCGTTAGATATGAGAGACGTGTCTCAAGGTTTTGGTCTTACCCGGAAGCCGAATTCAAAGGCTCCGGAATACCATTGCCGATTGCATTGAGTCTTTCAGTGCAAAAACTTTAATCGTCTTGCTCCCTTTTGTGGAGCACTTATAGGAGATGTAGCCTTATGGCCACTACTATAGATTCAGGGCTCGTAGATATCATTAATGAGCCAACCCAGTCCGTCGACCTTTTAGATTGGTCTAATTTCCGGAAGGGTAAAGCCCAACGGGAAGGCGCAGTATTACATGCGCTATCGTCTCCGGTGTCACAGCCGCTGATCGTGTTTTTTGACACGAGTGACTCGCCCCTTTATGGGAGCGATGTGAGCGATTCGGACAAGGTAGCAGGGGTAACCCTTGCACGTGTCATGCATCAAAAGATTCATGGCGTGTCAAAGGTTGAGGACACAGGAGAGTACCTCGGCAGATTGCCTTGGTCCATCTCCTTAACTGTCCGCGTACCCGTCGCTGATGCCTTCGATGCCACGGCTATTGCTGAGATTCATCGCCTTATAGGCGGAATGCTAGCAAAAGACGTTTCTGGCACACTGACCTCATTGATCCCCGAGTTTTTACACGGTGGATCAGAGCCAGCAGGCACCATCGGTTAATGACCGATATTATGCGAAGAGCTACCTGGGTACAAAATGTCCTGGGCAGTGCTATATTTAAAATTAGCACGATTGCCTTTCGTTTGGATAGTGAATTGTTGACTGACAAGAATCTGTCCTTAACTCGTCAAGGTTTTACGGCCTTGGCCTACCTTTGTTTGAGCTGGCACGATCGGTCTCCCTGGCAAAACGCAAAACCCATTTTTGATAAATGGGTAGAAGCTATTGCCTCGACAGACTTGGGAACCACATTACGTGGTTTCGATAGTTTGAAGATCGATCTCATCAGTGAGTCCTCGATTCAAACCGAGGATTTGGATGACACATTTCTCCCTATTAAGGGGATTTTGCGTCACTATATCAGAACTTCTGATGCAGAGACGCTACGTCATCTATTGTCATACCTGTCTTTTTTATCGAAGTTAAAACTCGATAGACAGGACATCGTTGATGATGCCATACAGACGTTTGTCGAAGTTGATGAACGTCTTAACAAGCTCAACTTAACCGGATCGGTACTTGAACGAATGAAACCAATCATTACTGGTTGGTTCCATGACTTTAAGCTACCGAATGTTTTACCGGTTAAGCACGGTCCTGGTACGACAGCTGAAGGAATAGTTGATAAAGAGCAAAAGTATCTAGCTCTTTGCGGTGATCGTTTATACGATCTCGCTTTAATGAAACTGGACCATCCGTATATGTCTTGTGATTATACAGTTGCAGGTAAATACTGTAACTGGGATCGCACGTCACGGTTATTCACTGTCTATAAATCCTGGAAATCGGTGCGCACTATATGCGCTGAGCCCGTTCCCTTGCAGTATCATCAGCAAGGGATCGCAGCTGCAGTGAACAGACACCTAAGAAAGAAGGTTTCTGAACATATCGATTTTTCGGATCAAAGCAGGAATAGGGACC